TGTAGCTTTTCGGCACATCATTATCATGACTGGTATATTTCCATTCGGACCATTTACTGAATAACTCTGAAAAGGTAATATGGCGGTTATTTAAATCGTAAGGCTTTTTATTATATTCATCTAGGCAGGATAATGCTGCTTTCCGTGTCGGGAAATAATCAATATATTTATAAATTTGTTTTCCCTCGTCTGTCCAACCTGTGGTTATTCGGACAGCAAAAGGGCGACGACGTTTGCCGCTCAGTTTAACAATAGATCCGTAGCTTGTGGGTAATCGCATTACAATCCTTTCCGAACTAATGTTCTTAAAATAAGGTCAAATAGTTCCCCTGTCATTTTCGACAGGGGATTTTTCTACTTTTTGTGATTGGCTATGTCTTAGGTAGTATTTATTTCCTTTTCACCAGCTACAATGTTACGGCTGGCACACCTTACATGGGCGATACCCGTCGTTAATGGCTTCATCTCGATCATCAAAATACACCTTGTTAGAATCATTCATGCGGTATACATAACGGCAGTCATCAGTATGAAAAATGTGAGACCTAGCATTACCAACATAAGCCCAAGCCATAGCGGCAATTGCCAATGTAAATATCAGGGTAAGTGGTAAAATTTTTCTTAGTACGTTCATTTGAATCACTCCTTTTAATTTTTAAAATCTTTATAGTGAGTTTGTGTTGCCTATATTTATGGTCTTTCACCAATGCTAATGATTATAGTATTTTTATTTTCATTTTTTGATGGCTTAGTAATAACAACAAATTTCCCCTCACTTTTGGGAACTGCTTCTTTTAAGGATTCACTTTCCCCTAAGGTTATAAAACGTAAGTATCCTTGCGATTCATCTTCGTATTCTTTAATTATCTTTTTGTCTTTAGGCAAGAAATCTTCTATGCTTTTTAAGTTAGGAGAAGCACTATATTGGAGATTTTGAATAGTGATGTTTATGGCACGTTTTCCATCGTCAATTACTAATATAGTACCATTTTTATATTGCTTAAATGCACCTTCTTTTGGGTTCCCAAATTTTTCTGAGAAAATATTTACATCATCGCCAATGCCTACATTAGGACATATTGAAGAACTCTTATTGTCGGATTCTTGCTTTTTATTTTCATCAGTGATTAATTCCTCTTGCTTTGTTTCCTGTTGTCTTTTTTGTTGCGAGGCTGACTTTTGTTCAGCTGTCATAGTGGGCGTAAATATTAGAGTGCAAATAAATAAAATAATAATTATAATTGGTCCTACAAGCATAATTCTTTTACGAGTTCTTTTGTCTTCAGAACCCCAGCGAATTATTAGATGGGGATTAATAAGTCCGATAATTAAAGCAATAATAGATGCAAAAAATAGCAAACCAAACACGACGAACATTGTGCAGACTCCTCCTCTTTATAATTAGAATAAACATTAATTTTTAAAATCTTTACCGATTCTTTGTTAGTTAGAACAAATGTTCTTAGAACTGGGTAAATTTTTTTAGCTCCATAAGAGCCAAGGGAATGCCAGATAATTTTGCCATGAATTCCACGGATGAATCCGGATATGTCAGAAGAATTTGGTCTGGAAGTAATAATTCAACGGCAAAAGTACTGGCTTCTCGTTCAATCCGGTCTGTGGATACAAGCGTATTGACTTTAAGCCATTGGGTATTGAGATCAGCGTGACAGATAGAGTGCCCCAGCTCGTGAGCACAAACAAAACGCCGTAGTGGGTAGGGCAGGCCTTCCTGCAAAATAATGCATTGAATTCTTTTATATCTTGTGTAATATCCCAATACAGACTTTAATGGAGAATAAATGATACGCACGCCACGCCGATCGGCAATATCAAAAGGACTATGAGTATGATATTTGTCAGCCGTCATCGTGGCGATTTGTTTTACATTCATAGGCATCACTCCTTTTTAGAATCTTCTTTTTTAGCGACTCCACTGATAAGTTTTGCAAAATCAATGGTATTCATAGAGGTGATAACGGGTTTCCCCGTTTCTGATTCCAGCGCTTTGCGTGCGATTCCGGCTACATGACCACCTCGACGGGCAATATGACGGCTTTCTTCAAAGGTATTAGGCTGCTCTTCTTTGGATATATCCGTGGTAGAGGTTTCTGCCAGCATATTCAATACAAGTTCCGTAGTACTCATATTGTCACGTAGGTTTTCTTTTTTTAATCCCTTGAGGTTTTTATATTGCCGTGCAGTCATACCAGACCAAGCATGAGTTATTTCATTAGTTAAAATGGCATACTCTGTGCCTTGCCTTACACCACGGTTTTGCCATTCATCCGTAAGCTCTTTTCGTACTTGTATGGCTTGCAATCGCTGATTAATCCATTCGCGACTGTATCCTTTTTGCAGATAGGTTGCCAAAGCGCGGTCGATAGCAAGCTCAGGATCAATAGTTTCATCAATTCTTTCAGTGCCGACTTGAGCCAACCATTGCTTGAAAGGTTCGGCTTTTGGAGAAGGAATAGACTGGATGATACGTAATATTTGGGATGTATTAGCAACATCTGTTTTATAATTTTTTCCATCTTCTGATGGTAATTTCAGTTGTACGATATTTTCGTACAACTGGTTAGCGCCCTCTTTTTTTAGTTTTCGTTTTAAATCGCTCCAATATCTCCGCGGAGACGTAGGAGAGACGAGTGCATTGATGATGTCAACAATTGAGAAATACCATTCTTGTTGCGACTCATCCCAAGCGGAGCGTATTTTCTTATTTTCAAACAGCCGTATTTGATTGTCATGATCCATCAGCCGATTACTCCTTCCGGTATTTCTTGGGAGTGAATTTTTTCTTGGCAATCCGTTTGGATAATTTCATTGCCGTTTCAAGCGATGCGCGTAATAATTCTTTGTCTTCTTCATCTTCAACGTCGCCCATAGCGGCAGAGCCTTTAAGGGACTCAATCATGTTTTCTAAGTCTCTGGCTATTTCACGTTCATCTTTTGGGGTGAGGGCAGGAAGGCTAATTTGTTTAGGCTCGTTGTCAAGGAGGTAATCTATCGAGACATCAAAAAAGGTTGCTATTTTTTTTAATGTCGTGCTATCGGGTTCACGCCTACCCTGCTCATACATTCCAATTGAGCTAGGAGATATTTTTAAAATTTTACTGAGTTCAGCTTGCGTTATTCCTTTTTTTTCTCTAAGCTCTTTTAAATGTAACATTCCTAATCACCTCTTTTATTACTATATCACACATAATGTGTAATAAAAAACAAATAACCACAAAAAGTGTAAAAACAAATTGACATTACACGAATCGTGTAGTAATATATAGGCAAGGATAAATACACGATATGTGTAGGAGGTGATAATGTGAAATGCTTAGAAGGTTTTAGAAAAGAAAATGGATATTCTAAACATGATATGGCGCAGCTGCTTGATATTTCTTTATCTCTTTATGAAAAAGTAGAATATAGTGATAGACAGCCCAGCCGTAATTTTATGAGTCGATTTAAGGAAAAATTTCCTAATTTTGACATGAATCTTTTTTTTAATGAAATGATACACGATTCGTGTATAAAAGATGGCACCATAAGGAGGTGAGAGGATGGAAAAAGCAGTGGATATACAGGCCCCGGTATCTGAAATTATAACGGCACTTCATAAATATGGAATACCAATAGCATTGATACCAGCAGTATTTGATCGGGTAATGAAGTCTGTTAAAGCGCAGACGGTTCCCTATAACCCCAGTTGTTTGAGGAGTAAGGATTTTGCAATTTCAGATACAACGGATAGAGTAACAGACCCCAACGGTTGAAATTTTTCTTTAGTGGATTGCCAGATACCATCATTTCGTATGTTATTGAGGTAGTCTCGCCCATAAGGCGTAATATCAATGACATAGTCATAATTATCAGTACATTCGATTAAGTTAGCATCATGTAAGTATTTCAAATGGTAGTCAATGGAATCTTTAGAATAGTTCGGGATTTCATCAAAAAAGAAAAATAAGGAAAAATTTTTATGTCCGTCAGATTTTTCTTCAATTAGTAATAATAAATCTCGAACCAAATCATAATTAAGCTTCATAACAATTACGCTCCTTTGAAATAATCATTTATTAAAAGATGGCACTATAAGGAGGTGAGAGGATGGGAAAAATAAAAGACACTATCAGCCAATGGATTAAATGGTGGCAAGATGATCCGTTAGATAGTTTTTCACAGGTAAAAAAAGCTCAACATATTATCAATTTAGCAAAGATTCTAACAGCAGTAAACATTATCTTGATGATAGGACATATATGGCTATCGCTACAATAATGCTAATAACAGTACCCAATGTGGCATATTTAGCCCAGCGAATTGCGTCTATCTGTAGCTGTTCTTGACGTTGTTCTTTTTTTAAACGATATAAGATATTTTGTCCTTCTGTGGTCAATCTAAATACATCGTTTGACCGAAAGCCACCCTTCTCTATTTTAATTTGAATACATTCGCCAGAATAATACAAGTCATGTATCTGACCATTCTCGTCATGAAATTTACTGGTTTTCATTCCAATCAGTGGTTTAAGGTTAGCATCTCCAAGAAGTGAGTTTCTAATCGTATATACAGATACGGCACGGGATAGTTGTTCGTAGGTTAGAGTTTCGCATTTTAAAAATTGTTGTACAACGCGATGTTGCGTTTCAAGATTCATATGTAATCACCTCTATGGTGATTATATCATACAGTACTGGCAGCTTAACGCTACGGGGAGGTGAGACTATGAAAATAACTGTTACTATGGCAGCGAAGATCATGAACAAAGGTCCGCAGTTCGTTCGCATCGGTGTTCAGCGGAATCTATTGCCGTTTGGAATTGCTATGAAACAAAAAGGGAGTTCCCGGTTTGATTATTTTATTAATCCGAACCAGCTTGCAGAATATCTTGGCATTAGCCTTGATGAACTTAAAAGGAGATGCGCAACATGAAGAAGCAAGTAGTCTATCAGTACGACAGGATTACTTGTCGGCGTAAAGTAGTCGACAAATCAAAAAAAATGCTGCGGATTCGCAGTAAAAAACTAATATTTGTTGCATTTTTACTGGCAAGTGCTATTGGAATCTGTATTGGACAGATCAATGGTGCAGAAGTTAAAGCGGCTTCTTACACCGTACAGGAAGGCGATACGCTGTGGAGTATTTCTACACAGTTCGTTGATAAAAATGCCGATATCCGTGAATTTTACTATCAGATCATGGAAGACAATGACCTTGATCGGGATGCGGTAATTCAGCCAGGACAACAACTGATTATACATTTTTAATTACTCTTTTATTTTACAGGAGGTGAGAAAAATGTCCATGAAAGGGGACTTCGCACAAGCAATTAGTTTAGCTCGCAAAAATGCGCATTTGACTCAAGAATGTGCAGCAGAAGCACTGGGTCTTTCCAGGAGAGTACTTGTTTACTACGAGGCAGGAGAGATACTTCCTTGCGATGAGGTCGTGGCAAAGATGATGCAGGTTTATGGGTCTAAGTACTTAGGGTATTCGTATATTTCAACTTGCACGTTAACCGGAAAGGCGTTACTGCCAAGGATAAAACCGGTCAGCGTATCATCTGGGGCCATCCAGCTACGGATTAATTTGAAGAAAGCTATCAACGAGTATGAAATCATCGAGGATATTTGTAGTGATGACGTGATTCGTAGTGATGAAACGCCTCGTTTTCGGAAATGTGTAACATCCTTAGATGACCTGATTGCTTCTATCATTTCTTTGAAAGTGCACGAATGTTGTAAAAACAAGAAGAAAGTAGGTGCTTTTTAATGGAAAATGTGAAGCGGTTGTTCATGGTAATTGTCCGAGAATTTGCGACAATAAAAAAGAGCCTTACGGCTGCCACCGTAAGACCCTAGAGGTGAAAAATAATTTTAAAAAAAGGTTATATATATAGTATAGCATAGACAATAGGAGAAAACAATGACGCAAGAACAGAAGAATATGGTTACATTATATGATTTGCGTAATCGGGCCACGATGGAACGGCACCAGAAGGAAGAAAAAGTACTAAACTGGGTTATCGCATTTTTGGATAAACATTGGGATGTAGTGGAGGAGGACAGCAAACATGGACGCTAAATTGATTATGACCGTTGAAGAAATGAAAAATCATGAAAACTGGCTGAAAATGCGGACTGCGGGAATTGGTGGCAGCGACGCAGCAGCCGTAATCGGGCTGAGCCGATGGAAATCACCTTTTCAGGTGTGGATGGAAAAGACCGGGCAAGTGCAGCCGGAAGATCTCAGTGACAATGAATATGTCTACTGGGGGACGGTCCTTGAACAGGCGGTAGCAGACCGGTTTTGTGAAGTAACAGGGAAGAGGGTCCGCAAACAGGGGATGCTGCAGAGTGCAGATTATCCGTACATTTTGGCTAATGTGGATCGTATGATTGTTGGTGAAAATGCCGGCTTAGAATGCAAAACGGCGAACGGTTTTGCCGCCAAGGAATGGGTAGATGATCAAGTTCCGACGCAATACTACGTGCAGTGCCAGCACTATATGATGGTGACCGGGTGTGAAACGTGGTATATTGCCTGCCTTATCGGTGGGAATCATTTTGTATGGAAGGAAATCCCCCGAAACGAGGAAGATATCCGGGCACTCCGGGAAGATGAAGTAGCCTTTTGGACCCGGTACGTCCTGGGAGACGAAATACCGCCGGTGGATGGCTCTAAAAGCTGCGAATCGGCTCTTAAAGAACGGTTTCCCGGTGGACAGTTGGAAGCAGTAGATTTACCGCCCGAATCGGAGGATTTGTTGAGCTTGATTGATACATACAAAACAGAGAAGAAAACCGTCGAATCAAGTTTGAAAGAAGCGGAAAACAAACTTTGTCTGCTGCTGGGTGATAATGAAATCGGCTATGCCGGTGAACGTAAAGTGACATGGAAGCTGCAGAATGGCCGTGTCACGCTGGACAGTAAAAAATTAAAGTCAGAACTACCGGATATTTTCGATCAATATAAAAAAGTCGGTAAACCGACACGTGTATTACGGGCTTAGGAGGAGAAATCATTATGGCAAATGTTAAGTTAAAGGCGGCGTTATTGCCGCGAAGAAAGCGGCATCAACGCCTTCGGCAAAAAAATCTATGCAGGATTTGATCCTGTCCATGCGTCCACAGATTGAAGCGGCGCTTCCGTCTGTCCTGACAGGAGAACGATTCAGTCGCATGATTCTGTCAGCCATGAGTTCGACACCACAATTAGTATCTTGCACTCCTCAATCTTTTCTGGGCGCAATGATGCAGGCAGCACAGCTAGGGGTAGAACCCAACACTCCAATTGGACAGGCATACCTGATCCCTTATAAAAATCATGGTAAATTAGAATGCCAATTTCAACTGGGATATAAAGGGTTGATTGACCTGGTATATCGTAGTGGGCAGGTCAAAGACATTCAGGCGCATGAGGTGTATGAAAACGATGAATTTGAGTATGAGCTCGGCCTCGATGCCAAGCTTCGTCATAAGCCGGCTATGAAGGATCGAGGTGCGGTGGTTGCGTATTATGCTGTATTTCATACGAAAGACGGTGGGTACGGTTTTGAAGTAATGAGCGTGGCAGATGTAAAAGCACATGCCAGAAAATACAGCCAGTCATTTAGCAGTAACTATAGTCCTTGGGCTAAAAACTTTGATGAAATGGCGAAAAAAACAGTATTAAAAAAATGCCTGAAATATGCACCGCTCAAAACTGAGTTTGTCCGAGGGATAGCTGCAGATGGAACGATCAAGTCCACATTGGCCAAAGATATGGTTGAAGTACATGATGAAACGGAGTATACGGATATTGAAGCAACACCGGTTGAGGATTCCGGAAAAGAAAATGAACCCAATGTAGATATGGAAACCGGGGAAGTATTACCGGCTGATCACAGCGACCAACCGCAGTCGGAAGATGACAAGATTTTGGAAGCATCACTGAATATGTAATTTCTTGAATAGTGCGTGGCAAGGGGGCATCCCGCCCCTTTTGCCGCTATCTGAAAGGATTCTTGTATGAAATATTTGGACGAAATTAATTCCTTTTATACATTGCTGGAAACCAATTCACTCTCGACGCCGAGTATCGCTCTGTGGCATGCACTGATGCATATCTGCAACCGTACAGGCTGGAAGAGAGAATTCAATGCGGCTAATGCGGTATTGGAATTAAAGACCGGCCTGTCAAAACCTGCTGTGCGGCGAGCACGGAATGCCTTGAAGCAAGCCGGACTTATCGACTTCGTACCCCGGAAGGGGCAACAATCAACTACATACATACTAATTTCCATTGCAGATAGAGCTATTGCGGAACGTAGCGTTCCGCAAAGTGTACCGCAAAGCGACGCACAAACCGTACCACAAAGTGTTCATTCTCCTATTGCGGAACATAGAGTTCCGCAAACCGTACCGCAAACCGTACCGCAAACCGTACCGCAAAGCGACGCACAAGCCGTTACCATACCTAGACTAGACAAAGACAAAGACAAGACTAAACCACTACAACATGTTGTTAGGGATATGGATGGAGTGAAATCGGTTGTAAATTTTTTTCAGAATAATTACCACCCTGTTGCAAGTCCGTATGAACAAGATCGGCTTGTTGGTCTGGTTACCGACTATGGGGCTGATCATGTTATCAGGGCTTTGCAAATTTCCATTGAAAATAGCGCAAAAAGCTTGAAATATGTTGAAGCTGTGCTTCGTAACGCACAGGAGCGGGGCTGGGAATGGGAACAGGGCCGTGTGCAGGAGAAGGAAGCTGAAGCTTGTTCTGACGGCGCAGCTCGATATTTAGCTAAGCGAAAAGCCCGTCAGGAAGGTAAAACGGCAGCATTGGTAGAAAAGGAGGCTGAACGGAATGGATCAAGAAGCATTGGACTACATGAAAGGGCAACTGTTGTCAGCGTATCCGAACGCAAGGCACGTCAATCCGGCGGACTGGAAAAAGTACTGGGAGACCTTTGAACGCGTGTTTTCTAAGTACAACGAGGATTTGGTGGCAGATGCCGTGGATAATGTGATCCAAAATTATGAACGGTTTCCCGCGATTGCCGTTATCAATAGATTTTTGCAAGAATTGCGTCGTGCTCGGGGAACAGCCTTTGTGGGCGGTAGCGTACCTGCTCCCGTGTCACGGGAACGAGTCAACATGAACGTAATTCATGCGGCTATGGCTCAAATAAAGTCTGGAAAATATCAACTGAATGTATCTGAAAAAGTGCAGGAATTTGCAAGACGGGCCTTTCCAGATATTAGCGAGGATCGGATAAAGCGTAATTATTGCCTATTGGCACACTATGCTATGAATGGGCGTAAGCTGGGAAGTGGATCATATGTGCGGTTGTATATGCGGAAAGATGGATACATCGAAGATCATGTGGTGTATCAGGCGATGGAACAGTAAGGAGCGTAAGAAATGAACAGAACAAGAGCCATCGTATGGCGTGTGATCATTGTATGGTGTATAGGATTTTGGATCATGGTAGGATATTTGGCATACATTGCATCGAGGTGAGGGCATGGATAAGAAAAACATAGAAGGGTATGCGGATTTGACGCCATATGAAGCGTTGCGGCCTAAAATCAGCCAAGCCGATATTGATGATGCCCGTCGTATGGACAAGGCGATCAAAAGTGCAAAACGGACTCTTTCTATTGCAGGTTTTGAGGTAATCGGAAGAATCGCGTTGAAAAACCGGCGGACAGGAAAAGTTCACGAGTAAGGAGGACGTTCATGAATTGGTCAGAGGAAGACTACCAAGCATATGTGCAGCGCAGGGCCTCTATTCACCGGCCAGTTAAGCCGATAAATCGATCCAAGTATCACGCCCGGAAAGTCGAAAAATACGGCCGCATATGGGACAGCCGGAAAGAGTTGCGGGAATACGAGCGGTTGCTGCTTCTACAGCAAGCCGGGGAAATCAGGGGCATTGAGCTGCAGCCCCAATTTGAATTACAGCCGGCATTTACATACCAGGGTAAAAAACAGCGGGCCATTACGTATAAAGCTGATTTTATGGTGCTGTATGCAGACGGCAGGAAAGAAGTCATTGAAGTAAAAGGATTTAAGACACGGGACTACATACTACGGCGGAAGATGCTGCTATATCGTAATCCGGATATCAATTTTGTGGAGGTTATGTGATGAGTTAGGTGTGGAACTGGAGGGATGAAGAATGAAATGGATCAGTGTAAAAGATGAGTTACCCGAAAAAGGTATGCCGGTAATTGTTGCTATGAGATGGATAGACGGAGATATTTCTCATGACATTGCCATGCTTACGAAAGGGCGGCAGGTGAGTATATGCTGATAATAAAGCCTATTGGATTTAAAAAGGCGTGTGATTTTATTACAGAATTTCACCGGCACCACAATCCGCCTCGTGGTTATAAGTTTGGAATAGCGTGTTATGACGGTGAAAAGTTAGTTGGTGTATGTACCGTAGGCCGACCAGTGTCACGGCATAAGGATGACGGCATAACCGCCGAAGTTACTAGGTTATGCACAGATGGTACACCAAACGCCTGCAGCAAACTATATGCGGCGGCTTGGCGGGCGGCAAAAGGGATGGGCTATACAAAAATAGTCACATATATTATCGATAGCGAGTCAGGTGTTAGTTTACGGGCTGCTGGATGGCTATTGCTTTCAAAATCAACAGGTCATTCATGGTCAAACAATAGTCGTAAAAGCAAAGAAGATTATCCCATGTGTGATAAATGGTGCTATGGCGTTGGCGATATAGATAATTTAAGGAGAAATAACCTATGAAATGGATCAGCGTAAAAGATGAACTACCTCAGAAAATACAATTAGTTTTATGCGCCAGCAATGTAAAACATGGGGTTGTCTATGATATTGCGAGATATGTAAATAGGTTTTATTCATTAACAAGTGAAAAAATACTTATTCCTGATTATTGGGCACCCATAGCCCCGCTGCCAAAGGACGGTGAATAATAGTGGATGATATAAAATACTATAAATGTACCAAAGAATTTTGCGTTCCCCGAATCGATCAGTATGGGGGTGAGATGCAAGAAAACTTGATTATTCCGGTAGGGTCTATATGGTATTGGGATACTGAAAATACGAATCCAGTTGGAGCTGAAATAACACTTATAGAGGTGGAAAATGAAGATTGGATCGGAATTTACAGGGATGATCTTAACATGTTCTTTACCCAAATTAAGGACGGTGATTGATATGTGGATAAAGGCGCAAGACGGAAGTCTGATTAACAGCGATAAAATTATTAGCATAAATGTATTTGAAACAAGACTTTTCGCTGTTACTGGGTATGATTCACTGACGCATACAGATATAGTAACCGATTTAGGATATTATGAGAAATCAGATGCAGAAAAAGTTAAGAATGTATTATATTGCGCATTAGCTGAACAGTATAAACCATTTACAATGCCACCTATAGATGGATTGAAAGAATGGAACTCTATCCCAATCAGCAAAGGCGGTGAATGAGAGTGGACTACCTAATAAAATGGGCTAAAAGATGTGCTGCGTTTATTTTATTTTGCTTGTTAATCACAATATTATGGCAATCGGTAGAGTTTGTAATGTTGGGACATATTAATCCGAATGAAGTAGATACGGTAATGACATTCTTATGGTCGGGATCAATTGTTTATGCCATAGATGATAATTTATAAAGGAGTAAATTGTATGCACTATCTAAATTACACCTTTTGTAATCGTAAAGACAGCAAAAGGATGAGGGAAATATTACGCAACTAGGAGAACAGTATGAGCCGAAAAAATAGACGGATTCGCGGCAAGCCTAAAATGCTGCCGCCAATAAAAATGAATACGAATCAAGGCCGGCATGACGACCGGAGCCGCTGCGCATTTTGCGGGCGGCTTTTGGGCGCGTATGAATGGCACTGGATATGGGACGAGTTTGGTCAGCGTGTCCGAAAATGTAACGATGAACGGGATTGCTACCAGCAGCGCCGATCAGCAGCGGAAGCGGCATACCGGAAGGCTATACGATTACGATAGATAGGGAGAGCGGAGGAGATAGGATATGGACTTAAACAAACAGGCAGCAGCGGTAAAAGAATATCTGACACGGTACCGGGAGATTACGACCTATATAGACAATATCAAGGCTGATATAGCGGATTACGAGGCCCGGCTGCCGCTGAGTGCTGCGCCCAAGGTTCCCAGCCTATCTTTTGCCCCTGGTGGCAGTGGGGATAATATAAGCCAACAGGAACGGGACTATTTCAGCAAGGAAGAGATGGAAAAGAAAATCAGGAGGCTGCAGGCAGAGCTCACTCAAGTAGAACCGGTCATGAATCGTCTCAATCGATCGCTGGATGCTTTAGGAGAGACGGACAGGGCAATCATATGGAGCAAGTATGCCGAAGCGTTTTCATGGCATATCACGGCGCGGGCGGCGCACTGTTCGGAAGGGTATTGTCGCAAGCGCAGTGAAAAGATATTGGAGGTACTGGCCGGCATGATATTTGGGCCGGGGGATATTCCGGTGCAGATGCAGTTGGAGTTTTTAAACAAAGGATAAATATCAATTTTTGTGATATTATTATAATAGAGGTGATGATAATGGATAATAATATTTCAGACGATAATTTTAAAGAAGATTCATCTGTTTTTTTAAATAAACTTATTAATAATGTTAAGTATATGAAGCACTATATTTATACAGAATTTGATGATTCTTTTACAAAAAAAGCGATTTATGCTTTTTTGAGTGAATGGAATTCTGCTATTTATAGCACCATGGTACTTTTTAAAGATGGAACTAATAATATACATATGGCGTTTTGTTTAATTAGGACAGCATATGAAATTTTTTCCCAACTTCGGTATTTAGTATGTGATAAATATTCAATGCATGAAAAAGCAATTTGTGTGTGGCTTGTTACAAATGATAATGTGTACAAACTAAATAATCGTTTTTTTGTATTACGTAAAAAAAATATGTCTGAACAAGCAATATTAAATTTTCAACAAACACAAATGGCATGTGATATATCGCATATACATAAATATGCTTATTGGAAACATTTTGGTAATGTAGATAAACACATTATTAAAACATATGTAACTAAAATTAAAGACAATCAATTTGTGAACAGAGATTATTGCTTATGGTATGCAATTTATGCTGAAGTTTTAGGCTTAAAAAATTCCACAGGACATCCTAAAAGTCTTAGCTTTTTAGTTAATCAATATGGAATACGAGAAAATGAGACTAGTAATAAAACGATATATAATTTTATTTCTAATTATGCACATGGGTACAATACTTTAATTAATAAAGATTATGGGAATATTCAAGATGCTATTTGGGGAGTTGAAATTATTTATGAAATGTATAAAATTATTGTATCTGAAACTCCGTTATTTTTTGCAAATGATAATAATAATGAAATTAAAGAATTTTGTAATAATGTAAATATAGTTGGTGTCGATTCGATATTTTCGAAATTATATAATAAATACCATAAGTTAAGCAATAATAATGAATAACCTTTTAAGTCGTATTGTGGATAACTTTTTTCTTGTAGCAGATTTGGACAGATTTATAGCAGAATTGTAGCAGGTTTGGACAGGAAACTTGTGCTATACTAAGAGAATAGAAAAATAGGTAAGATGAATGGAGCCGTCGGTATGAAGTCGGTGATGATTTTAACTATTATTGTTACAGAGGTGATTATATGAAGTTAAATGTAGAGCAGCAAGTTTTAGTAGCAATTTATACAGAATATCAAAAAAATATACCGAATATGAGTAATATAACTGCAGAAAATTTGGGCTTATCGAAAAAAGAATTTTTTATTGCTTTAGACAAGTTGGATAATGAACGGAAGGTTAATAATATTCACATTCTAAGAGGTGGGGGGAGTAGGGTTCCGGCAAGCGTGGTGGTTCAAAATGCTAAGATAAGTAACTCTGGAATAGAATATGTTGAGGCTAAGCTAGGCATAGAAACGACCTTACCTGCAAAAGAAAAGGTTCAAATGGTAAAAAATATATTAGGCGGAATTGGATTAACAGCATTAGAAGATTTTATTGCTAAAGTTATTGCCGAAACAGCTGTTAAATCTATTGGAAAGTAAAATATTAAAATTACGAAAAGTATTCTTAAACTGGGTGCTTTTTTATTGCCAATTTCAAAACCAACACAATGAGGCGGTGGTGAGTATGTAATGGACTTAAAAACGCAAGCTCATGCTGATTACGTCAACGGCATGAAATATCAGGATATTGCCGATAAATACGGCATTTCCATGAATACGGTGAAGTCGTGGAAACAACGAAATAATTGGCAGCGAAAGTTGCAGAAAAAGGGTGCACCCAGAGCAAAAAAGGGTGCACCCTTTTGTAATGCAAATGCAGTTGGAAATCGAGGTGGAGCAGGAGGGCCAGAACATAATCAGAAGGCCGTCACGCATGGCCTGTTTGCTAAGTACCTGCCACCGGAAACGGCGGAGCTGGTGCAGGCCATAGAAAATAAATCGCCTATAGATATCCTTTGGGATAATATCTGTATCAAATATGCTGCCATTATCCGAGCACAAAAGATCATGTATGTAGCTGATGCGAAAGACTGGACCAAACGTCATGTTATGGAAAGTGAAGAAGCAGATACATATCAATATACAGAAGCCTATGAAAAACAGGCTGCTTTTTTAATGGCACAGTCTCGGGCTATGGGTACACTCAACAACATGATTAAGCAGTATGAAGAAATGTGCCGAGCCGGACAGGCTGATGAAGAACAACGGCTACGTATTCAAAAGCTTAAGGCTGAAGTTGATGCGATTAAACATGATGATGCTGACAAGGACGCTGTTACATTTACATTTGATAGGGGAAGTGATTGATTATGGAAGTCAATATTGCTGATATCATTTCACCGGCGTTCGATCCGGTGTTCTGGGATATACAACAGCATACGCATACGTTTTATTGGCTGGCCGGTGGTCGTGGTAGCACGAAATCATCCTTTATCGGTGGTATTGAAGTACCGACGTTATTGATGCAGCATCCACAATGTCATGCCGTTGTATTGCGTAAGGTAGGCAATACCATCAAAAACAGTGTATATCCACAAGTACAATGGGGCATTGATCAATTGGGTGTTGCTGGCCGCTTCCGCTTCAAAACATCGCCGCATGAAATCACATACAAGACGACTGGACAGAAGATTTTGTTCTTTGGGGTAGATGATCCGACCAAAGTCAAGTCCATTAAGCTGCCGTTTGGGTATGTGGGTATTGTATGGCTGGAGGAATTGGATCAATTCAGCGGAATGGAAGAAATCCGGAACCTGTTTCAATCCCTACTGCGTGGCGGTGAAGAATACTGGGTATTTTGTACGTATAACCCACCGAAAAGCCAAAACAACTGGGTGAATGAAGAAATACTCTTTGACGATCCAGACCGGCTAGTACATCACTCGACATATTTGGATGTGCCCAAAGCGTGGCTTGGTGATCAATTTATCTTGGAAGCAGAGAAACTTAAAGCCAAGAACGAAACATTGTACAAGCATGAATACCTGGGTGAAGTTACCGGTACCGGTGGGGCGGTGTTTGAAAACGTATCTGACATGCGCATGAGTGACGACATGATCGCACAGTTTGACAGGCGGCATTATGGCTTGGATTTTGGTTTTGCCGTGGATCCGTTGGCATTCAATGCGATGCACTATAATGCCAAGCATGAAGATCTGTATATATTTGATGAATTGTATCAACAGAAGCTGACAAATAAGCGGGCAGCCGAAATGATCAAACAGAAATATAACTCCTGCCGCATCATTGCCGATTCTGCTGAACCGAAAAGTATTGTAGAAATGCGCGGGTTTGGCTTAAATATCACGGGAGCCAGAAAAGGCCCGGACAGTGTGGAGCATGGTATGAAATGGCTGCAGGAACGGGCGCATATCTACATAGATAAGCAGCGCTGTCCTAATACCTATAAGGAGTTTGTCAATTATGAGTATGAGCGCAATAAGGACGGTCAGTTTATTAGTGCCTATCCGGACAAAAATAATCATGCCATTGATGATATCCGGTATGCCATGGAAAAAGAAATGGCCCGCAGCCGGTTACGCATTATGAAATGAGGTGAGTACCGTTGAATTTGGATGCAGCAAAGAAGTTAATAACCCGATATATAGAAGGCCATGCCAATTTTATTATAAAAGCTGAAACAGCGGAACGGTATTATCGGGTGCAGAATGATATTATATTCAGGCGGACCAAGAAGCCAACCGGCACCGATGAACCAGCAGAAACGGAAAACCCGTTACGTAGTGCCGATAACCATATCCCGCATAGCTTTTATGAGCTGTTAGTCGATCAGAAGGCAGCGTACATGTTCACCACGCCACCTCTGTTTGATGTGAAGAACGATGAAACGAATCAAGTGATTGCCAATGCCTTGGGGGACGCCTGGGCAAAAAAAGCGAAGGTATTATGTGTCAATGCCAGTAATGCCGGCGTTTCATGGCTGCATTACTGGATGGATCCGGTAGACGGATTTCAATACGGTGTGGTGCCTTCTATGCAGGTGATTCCGGTATGGAGTAAAAAGCTGGATCAAAAGCTGATGGCCGTACTGCGTGTGTATAAAGACATTGATGCAGATACAGGTGAAACCTACGACGTGTATGAATATTGGACAGATGCAGAATGCCAGGCATTCCGGAAACGAACAGCTGATACCATCCGAGACGGACTGATGGATTATCCGTGTTTTACAGATTTTTACGATGCCGGGTTATCCGAAGCAGATAGCATCATGCATCATGATTTCGGCTGTGTGCCGTTTATTCCGTTTTTTAATAATTCCATAGCTAGCCGCGATTTAGATCGTGTTAAAGCGTTAATTGACGCGTATGACAAGACGTACAGCGGCTTCATGAATGACCTTGAGGATATCCAAGAGGTCATTTTTGTTTTGACAAATTACGGTAGCGAGAATCTTGGGCAATTCCTGAAGGAGATGAAATACTTCAAGGCCATTAATATGGATAATGTGGGTCCTAATGATAAAAGCGGTGTGTCTACCCTGACGATTGACATTCCTGTCGAGGCGCGGGATAAGATGCTGGAAATCACGCGTAAATCTATTTTTGACATGGGACAGGGCATTGATCCGCAGCAACAGGGATTAGATGCGACAAGCGGCGAAGCAATGAAATTTTTATATGCGCTGTTGGAACTCAAAGCTGGTTTGATGGAAACCGAATTTCGACTGGGATTTAACGAACTGGTGCGGGCCATCTGTCATACAAACAATTGGGATTGCGGCACGATTATTCAAACATGGACACGTACCAGCATCCGCAATGATGCTGAATTAGTTACTATGTGTGCCCAATCAGAAGGGATTGTATCGCGAAAGACGATTCTCAAACATCATCCTTTTGTGGAAAACGCGGAAGATGAAGAAAAACAGCTGCAGAAGGAACAAAAAGAACAGGATGCGCAGCTGGATGCGTATGATGATAATACCCATCAACATGAACCGGCTGGCGGCGAAGGAGGTGAGGGGAATGTATAAGTGGTTGATTACGTATGTCAAACAGTTCGGCAAGGATTTTCCCATTACTGCTGTTGCCGATCATACGGAATATGAGATTGTCCGTATCATTCAAACCTGCTGCCTGACGAATACGGAATATAGTGCAGACACGGGCACATCGGCGGCTTCGTCAGGAACGTAATGTATCACTCTCATTCGAGGCAGGTAACCTCGGTAAAAACCGGAAAATTAGGAGGAATATAGTATGACAATTGAAGAATTTGTGGCACAAAAGTTAGGAATTGCGGAAGATCAGCGACCTGCAGCCGTTGCGGCTCTTAAAGGGTATTTGGATGGGGAGTATGTCACCAAGTCGCGTTTTAATGAGGTCAATGAAGAAAAGAAAACGCTTACCGGACAAATTGCCGACCGGGATAAGCAGCTGGATACGCTGAAAAACAGTAAAGGGGATATGGAATCCCTGAAAAAACAGATCAAGCAGCTTCAGGATGCCAATGCAACGCAGAAAACCGAGGCCGAAGCTAAAATGAAGGAACTGCAATTTAACAACGCTATCAAATTAGCGATCGCGGACAGGGCGCAGGATGTAGATATTGTATCCAGGCTGTTTGATAAAGAAAAACTCATCCTGGGCCAGGATGGAAAAGTGGCCGGACTGGACGAACAATTAAAGACACTCGTAGAAAGTAAGCCGTTTTTATTCAAAAATGATGGTAAACCGCCGAAGTATGATCCGGCTGGCGGCGCCGGTAACCCGGGAAAGAACCCGTTTGCAAAAGATTCATTTAATTTGACAGAGCAAGGAAAATTATTAAGAGAAAGTCCTGAACAGGCCCGGTCATTGGCCGCGGCCGCAGGCGTAACTATTTAAAGGAGTGATGAAACATGCCAGGAACTACATTAACGGACGTCATTGTGCCGGAGCTGTTTAATCCGTACGTTATTAACCGTACGATGGAGCTTTCGGCTCTTTTTAAATCGGGCATTATTACCAACAATGCAGAATTTGACCGGTTGGCATCGGATCCGGCACAGGTACATAATATGCCGTTTTATGATGATTTAACAGGCGATTCTGAGAATGTCATCGAAGGGGAAGATCTGACGGCAGATAAGATTACGTCTAGCAAGGACGCATCCACAACCATTCGCAGGGCAAAAATGTGGAGCGCTACAGACCTTTCTGCACAATTATCGGGATATGATCCGATGCGTGCTATTGGGGATTTAGTTGCCGGATTTTGGGCGCGCGATTCCCAAAAAGAACTAATTAATCTGCTTAACGGCGTGTTTGCCAGTACGTCTATGTCCGAACACATCATGGATATTACCAGTAAAACCGGCAATGCGGCTAAGATCAATGCGTCGGCATTTATTGATGCGCTGCAGCTGTTAGGAGACGCACAGGGGAACTTGACGGCTGTTGTTATGCATTCGGCGACTAAGTCATATTTGAAAAAGCAAAACCTGATTACAACGGAACGGGACAGCAATTCTGTCGAGTTTGATACCTATCAAGATCGTCGTGTCATTGTAGATGATGGCTGCCCGGTAGCCGATGGTGTATATACGACGTATCTGTTTGGTTCCGGTGCGGTAGCGTTTGGCAATGGTACGCCGGAAGGCTTTATTGCGACAGAAACAGACCGTGACAAAAAGAAAGGGTCCGGTGTCAATTATTTGATTAACCGCCGGTGTTTTATCATGCATCCGCGCGGAATAGCATGGACCAATAAAACCCGTGCTAATGTAGAAACGGTGTCTCGGGCTGAATTGGCCAATGGGGAAAACTGGAACCGGGTGTATGAATCTAAACAGATCCGCATTGTGGAATTTAAGCATAAAATAGACTGATTGATGAGGTGTAGGCCATGGCAATGACAAATGAAGAGTACTGGGCTCAACGTGCAGAAGAGCGGGAGCTGGCATGGCACAAAAAGAGTCAGGAGACTATTGAACTGGAATTAGCCAAGGCTTACCGGGATGCATTGGGGAAAATTCAGACAGAGATTGCGGCGCTGTATGGCCGATATGCCAAGGACAATCAGCTTACCATGGTAGATGCTCGGAAGCTCTTACTGGGTACAGAGTATCGGACCTGGCGGATGGGCCTGCAGCAGTATGTTGCTATGATCAAAAAGACTAACGACAAAGGGCTGTTGCGGGAATTAAATACGTTGGCCATGCGTAGCCGCATCTCTCGACTGGATAAACTGTATAGCGATACGCTCATGGAACTCGATACGCTTGGACGCACTGCTATAGGACAGATGGATCATTTTTTGACTGATGCGTATACAGATAATTATTATCATGGTTTGTACGATATTGGTCAAAAGTGGAAAATCACGAATCCAGTGTCTCAGGTGATTCCTAAAGATGTTGAACAGGTATTGCGAACGCCATGGAGCGGCAAAAATTATAGCGAACGGGTATGGAAAAATACGCAGAAGCTGAATCGGTTGCTGCAGGATGAAATGGTCACGGCAATACATCGTGGTGAAAGTTTGCAGAAAATAGCAAAGGTAGTTACGCAGCGCATGGATGTAAGTATCAGTAATGCGACACGGTTGGTTCGGACAGAATTGAATTATGTACAGAATCAGGCTGCTATAGACAGCATCGCCGAATCCGGCATGAAGTACTATACGTTCATCGCAACGCTGGATCGCCGTACCTCGCAAATTTGCCGGGCCCATGATCGGCATGTGTATTTAGTAAAAGACGCACAGCCGGGAGTGAATATGCCACCGTTGCATCCGAACTGCCGATCTACAATATTTGGCAGTTTAAATGATTATGCAGACGGCAGCGGCACCCGGATTGCCAAAAACAGCAATAATAAAAGCATTCATGTACCGGCCAATATGACATATGATGATTGGCACGCTATTTATGCAGAGAAGACAATGACCTTGACGCAGTGGCAAAGGGGAAATACGTAGAAAAAGGTGACATAGCCATAAGTTTTTTTATTGGAAATGAAAGGATAATATATTGATGAAAAATGTAGGAGAAGGATGTTTAAAAGATATTACTCAGCTAATTGTTGAAACAGATGAAGAAAACCCCGTACCCGTTGTCATTATTACAGCAGATAATATTGACATTGTAAACTGCGGGTACAGGGTTCGGTTAACGCCTAATTATGATACTTAATGTTCAGTGTCTTTAGGTGGGCATGGATCATTGCCATAGCTATCTTTGGGTGGCTTTAGTGCTGCCTTCGCGTTTCAGCGCCCATTTTCCATCTTTCCGTTGACTAACCCATTGATTTTTTTTATTCATGAGAAATCCTCCTTTCTCGACTTTTTGTTATTGGGACCTCCTATACTATGTATATTACCATGGTACATATATTTATTCACTTTAAATTACAAATTTAAGAAGGTGATCCGATGACGCAAGATGAAGCCGTACAGGCTATTACTGAAAAAGTAAAAATCAGAAAGCCATTAATTACGGATACGGCCATGCTGGCCTTTCTAGCTGAAAAGTTGGTGGTAGATATTTTGGACTACTGCCATCGTGATGACTTCCCACCTAGTTTGATGTATACCATTGTTGATCTTGTCTGCAAGCGCATGGATGATGAAGCAAATGCGGCAGCCGGGGCTCCGGGCCCGCTTAAGAGATTGCAGCAAAATGATACTACCTATGAATGGGCAGTCAATGCAGCGGCAGCTTCTGGACTTTTGAGTGATGCTGATTTTGACAGTATCAAACCCAAACTGAACCGGTGGAGGAAAGTCTTATGGCCATAATTCAAGTCGCATATCTCAAAAATGTATTGTCCAGCGTCATGTATACGGACACGGTCACCATAACCCGGCAGATGTCTGTCATAGATGATGAAGGAGCTGATTGTTATAAGCCAACAGATGTATATGTATCTGTTCCTTGCAAACTGTCTCAGTATGACAAGGAATTAGAATCTAATCAAGAAGACCGAGCGTTTAAATTAAAGAATGATTTACGGCTTTGCATGGATCCGAAGTACAAAGTGTTGCCGAATGACATTATGACTGTTTGCCATGAGGACCAGACATTTGTCCTATACGCTGCCCAGCCATTTTGTTATGAAGATCATCAAGAAATATCCGTTCGGCGAAGGGAGGAAGCCTAATGAACATATCTTTTTCGGGATTTGAGGAATTGAATGATAAGTTGTCCGAATTAGCGCAGTCCGGCACTGTGAAACGCAATCAATTTGTAGCGCAGCAGGCAGAGATACTGCTCGGAAAGACCAAAGATAATACCCCGACAGATACCGGTCAGCTAAAAAATGCATGGCACCGTACCACTGCTGTTGGTGGAGTTGTGCATGTGTACAATAATACGAAATATGCGGCTCATGTGGAATATGGTCATCGGGTTCGGGCCAAAAAAGGCGGGATGACGAATAAGGTCATTCCCGGCAAAAAAATGTTGCACCTCGGTATGCTGCAAACCGGAAAATCATTTAAGGCAAATGCGGACACTATGTTGAAAGAGCTGCTGAAATGATTACATTACGAACAATAAAAGCAACGATCATAGCGGTACTAAAAACTAAATACCCGGATTATAAGGTACATTTTGATAACGTGGAAAAATCAGATGCACCTTATTTTTATGTCGAGATGCGTCCAACCGCAAACACGTGGGATCGCATTATCAGCGAGCGAACTATTCAGATAGATATTCAGTTTATCCCTCCGCTCGATAAATATGGTCGTGCAGACCGAACCATGCTGTATGATGTGGCTGATAGTATGGAGGTAATGTTTCGGCCGGTGTTTCAGATAGAAGACCGGTATATTACGATCTTGGAAGCAGAAACCACATTTTTTGATGAAATACTGCATTATATTTTTAATCTTGATTTTGCTGATGCATTCACAAACGAAGAAATCGGCGGTATTCAGTACGAACTGATGCAGCAGTTGGGACTCGAACTGAACGGTCAAGAGTTGAATGAGGAGGAATTATAAATGGCAAATGAAGCAGAAGTCTTTGGCTTACCGCAAGTCCTGATTAACTTCAGGACCAAAGGCACTACTGCAATCAAGCGATCTGCCCGCGGCATTGTAGCTATGATTTTGCGATGCGAGACTACGGACGTGATCCAGACGTATAAGATTGCCGACGTATCGGATATTCCTAGTACGTTGAGTGAAGATGCGCAGGATCTGATTGAAAAATGTTTGGACGGGACTCCGCTCAAAATTTTGTTGTATACGCTGCCTGCGGCATCGGTTGAATCGGCTACAAAGACACAGGCTGATGTATTGAAAATGTTGACCAGTATCAAGTGGAATTATTTGTGCGCACCAATGGCCAGCGGTACGGATCAGGCAGACCTTGCCAGCTGGATTAAATCCATGCGAACCAATAAGAAGAAGACCTTCAAGGCCGTATTGAATGCACAGGCGGCAGATAATGAAGGCATTATTAATTTCTGCACTGATGATATCAAAGTCCAGACGGGTACGGACAGCAGCGGAAATGCGGTTTATAAAACGTACACGGCATTACAGTATACGGCACGAATTGCCGGAATTTTGGCAGGACTGGCACTTGACAGATCGGCCACGTATTTTAAACTGACCGAAATTGAAAGTGTGGAAGTGTATGAAGATATTGATGAACTGATTGATCAGGGGCAGCTGCTGCTGTTTGATGAACAGGACGGCGACGGGGTGAAAATCGCCAGGGCCTGCAACAGTTTGACAACGTTTACAACTGACAAAGGGGAAGACTTCCGGTATATCAAGATCATTGAAGGAATTGATATGGTCACTGATGATATCCGGGACACCTTCAAGAAATATTATGTCGGCAAGGTGATCAATGATTATGATCATAAAATGCTGTTCATTTCGGCAATTCTTGTTTATTTTTCTGAAATTGAAGGGAATGTACTGGATAAGGATGCCGGAAATACGGTCGATATCAATGAAACCTATCAGAAGAGTTATGCGACACTGAAAGGCGAAGATGTGGATGATATGACGGTTCAGCAGATCCGCGAATACAATACAGGCGATAATGTCTATTTGGCCGGATCTGTGAAATTTGTCAATGCAATGGAAAACCTGAGCATTGACTTTACGATGTAAGGAAGGGGTAATGGAATATGGCAAGAGCTGCAGAAGATGTCACCTATCGTGGCCGCCGGCGCTGGAATGGCAGCCATGGTAAGGTGTGGTGGGACAATGAATTACTGTTTGAAATTGAAAAATATGAGTGCAAAGTTACGGCAAACCGTGAAGATGTGCTGATCGGTAACAGCGTAGATAGTAAAATCGTATCTCTCAAAGGCGAGGGCACGATTACGATCAAAAGTGTTGTCAACCGTAATATTAATGCATATTTGGAAGCATGGAAGTCCGGCAAGGATCCGCGGGCTACATTGGTGGCGTTGGTTGACGATCCCGATGCCGTGGATGGTCAAAAAGAACGCTGCAGTGTTGATAATGTATGGTTTAATGAGCTGTCCATTATGAATTTTGAAAAAGGAAAAGTAGTAGAAAAAGAATTCCCCTTCGGTTTTACACCGGAAGATGCATCGTTCATGGAAACTATTTCGTAAAATTTATAGGAGGAATAAAATTATGGCAGCAATTAGTATTCAAGATTTAATCAATAAAAAAAATCAGATCCAGGCACAGAAACAGGAAACCTACGATTTGGATACGTCGATCGGGACCATTACTGTAAAAAAGCCGACACGGTCTTTTGTATTGGAAGCGTCTAAGCTGGAAGAATCCGGTGACAGCGATAAGTATATGATTTTGAATTTGGTGACGGCCCCTAATCTCAAAGATACGTCTTTGCAGCAGGCCTATGGTTGTGCAGGACCCACGGATATCGTAGATGCGTTGTTTGAACCGGGGGAAGTGATTGCTATATCAAAGAAAATCATGGAATGTGCCGGATATGGCAAAGATATTAAATCAGCAGTACATGAAGAAGTAAAAAACTAATTGAAGAGAATTGGGAAGCGGCTACGGCCGCTTTTCTGGTTCTCCATGGACATCCAGTACATTACTTTTTTTCGTTATCTGAAACAGATAAGCTTTTTTGTCATGCGGCAATGGAACTAGAATTGAAACGGCAGCACGACATGATAGCATGGATTGCAACAGGAGGGAGGCGGCCATGAGCGAATATACGTTAAGTGCAGTTATAGAAATGAAAGATAAGTTTTCTTCCGGCATCAAAAAAGCACAAGGCGGTTTTAATACGTTTTCTAAATCATTGACGGGCATGCCTTCTGTTGCTGCCCGTGCGACAGAATCTATTGATAAGATGGGTGAAAGCGCTGTTCAGGCAGCACAAAAAACTGCTAAATTAAAAACAAATTTGTCTGGCATCAGGGGCGTTTACGCGGCAACCGTACGCGTTAAAGACGATGCGACGGCAACACTTAGAAAAGCACAGACGGAACTAAATCAATTTAAAGGAAAAACCTATACGGCAATCGTCAATGTCAAAAATAACATGGTAAAAGCCGGCGGTGTAGGTGGCAAGTTATCCAATGGCATGTCTAATATGGCTGGAGGTATGCTCATGGGTACCAGTCTGCAGATGGCAGGAGCGGCCGGAATCGGGTATGGAATCTACGACACCATAAAGACATATATGGATTTTGAAGCCCAACTGTCGGAAATCAAAGCCCTTACGGGGTTAGATGCAGCGGCCATGGATCAGGTAAAAGAAAAGGCCATGGAATTAGGACAAGCTACCGTATTTGGCAATACAGAAGTAGCCAAAGGCATGGCCGAACTCCTGAAAGCCGGCGTGGATATCAAAGATGTATTAGGAGATGCCTCTGAAGCTGCCTTGAATTTGGCGGTTGCCGGTGATATTGCACTACCTGATGCGGCCGAAATCATGAGTACGGCCATGAACGCCTTTAAAGTAGACGATGCGACGCATGCTGCAGATATTTTGGCTGGTGCAGCTAATGCCAGTGCCACCAGTGTTGGCGAGCTGAAATATTCACTGGCTGCCTGCTCTGCCGTAGCAGCAGGAGCCGGCATGAGTTTTGATGATACAAACACTGCCCTTGCCGTATTTGCGCAAAACGGACTCAAAGGATCGGATGCTGGTACAAGCTTAAAAACAATGCTATCTAACCTAGTACCCAAAGGGAAAACGGCTATTGCGGCGTTTGAAAAGCTGAATCTGCTCACAGAAAACGGTTCATCTGCCTTTTTCGATGAAGCAGGGAAAATGAAAAGTCTGGCAGATATTGCCGGACTTTTAAACAATCGTTTAAAGGATATGACAAAAGAAGAACAACTTAGCACACTATATGACATGTTCGGTTCCGATGCTATCCGAGGTGGCATGATCCTGCTGCGTGAAGGGGCAGATGGTGTTACGCAGATGTTCAATGAAATGGGGAAAGTTACAGCTAAAGACGTCGCCATTACTCGGATGGATAATCTCAAAGGAGATATTGAACAGTTATCCGGCGCATGGGAAAATTTTCAAGATACGTTAATGGATAGTCATAATAGTTTTGGTTTGCGCGGATTTATTACAGAACTGACGGATGTTGTGCAATATGCCGGAACGGTCATTAAAGATGGATTCGATTTTTCGGATGTATTTAAGATTGCCGGTAAAGGTATCAATGATTTAAAAAATAAATTTCTGGAATTTGATGGCGTGGGTTCGGTATTAGCAGGCGGTGTGTTGGCAGCCGGTCTCTATAAGATTACGAAATTGGCCCTCAAAGCAAAAGACGCCGTCACAGGGTTAGGCGGTACAAAGCTGGGTGGTGGTATAGGCGATGCAGCCGGTATGACACGGGAGATGGTTGTCAATGCACAAACCGTCATCGTAAACGGGCTAAAATCCGCGTCAGGAAACGGTACGACCATACTGGGTCCGGATGGAAAACCAATGAAACAGAAACCAATGCCCACGGGCACCTCTATTCCTAAAGCCTCTTCCCGATGGAGTAAGTTGCTAGGGCGGGCACCCATTATCGGGACAGCCCTTGCACTGGGAAGCAGCGCGCTGGATGTGGCATATGCACCGGAAGGACAGCGCGGGACAGCTGCTGCAAGTGCCATTGGCGGGCTTGGTGGTATGTGGGCCGGCGGCAAATTGGGGGCGATGAGTGGTGCGGCTATTGGATCTATTTTTGGCCCCGCAGGGACAGCGGTCGGGGGCGCGATAGGAGGGATTGCGGGAGGCGCTGCCGGGTATTTTGGGGGCAGTGCATTGGGAGAAACGGTTGCTAACGCTATTGATCTTTCCAGCAAATGGGACGCCATTAAAAAAGGGGCGTCCGAGACGTGGGATTGGATAAAAAATGGGGCTGCTACCGCTGTTCAATCGCTATCGGATACTTGGGGCGCAATATCGTCATGGTTTAGCAGTAATATATGGGAGCCGATAAAAAATGATGCCATAGGAGCATTGAATTTTATTGTTGGCATTGGGGCTGTTGTTTGGGATGCGATTGAGCCATATTGGGATGCTGCTGTTAATTGGATTGATTCCAATGTATGGCAGCCCATTGCAGATTTTGCCAGTTCTTGTTGGTCTGGCATAACAGATGTAGCCAAATCTTGTTGGGATTCTGTTACGGGTGCTTTTAGCACGGCTGCCGATTGGTTTGATTCCAACGTATGGCAGCCTATTACATCCTCTGTATCTGGGCCGGTTACTGCGATTGAAAACGGTTTTAGTGAAGCTGTAGGATCTATTAAAAGTGCGTTCGGCGGGCTTGCAGACTGGTTCAATGAAAATGTATGGGAACCTATTAAAAGCAGGGGCTCTAGTGCCTGGGGCTGGATATCTAATAACGTAAGTTATGTACAGAACAGAGGGTCAAAAATCACAGGTCTTAGTGGACATGCGACAGGCTCGTCCTATTTTGAAGGGGGCCTTACACAGATCAATGAGCACGGCGGCGAAATCGTGGATCTACCACAAGGCAGCCGTATCTACCCGGCCGCTACAACACAGCGGATTATTGAACAGCAGATGGGACGCAGCAGAAATTCATCCGGTGGCATTCTTTTTACTGGCAATACCTTTGTGGTTAGGGAAGAAGACGATATTGATAAAATTGCACATCAATTGTTTCAATTGGCGGAACAGGCAAACCTGAATTACGGAGGTGATTATTAATGGGGTTAGGCGCGCTAAGTAATGTCATAGAAATATTGTCGGCAGCATTAAGCGGGGGTACAGGCGGAGCGTATCGGCAGGTTATTTTGACCCATGATACAGATAAGTTAATACTGCCTGTTACCCCTGCCACCTATAAAGTGTCTACAGCCCAAGGTAATAAAACCGTCGGTATTACGCAAGTGGGCGAAGCCTTAATTTTTGGGATGCCGAAGCTTCAAACCTTGACGCTGGAATGTTTTTTCCCAGCTCTCATTCATGATTATCCGTTTGTTGTGGGAGATACTAAATCTCCGGCAGAATGTGTGCAACAGCTTATCAAGTGGAAAGAGACAAGAACGCCGATTCGGGTCATTATTACCGGTACACCCGTAAACATGGCGATGGCAATACAAACATTTGACTATCGGGAACAAGACGGCAGTCAGGATATTTACTACACACTGGGGCTTACGGAATACAAAGATCTGAATACACCTGCAGCCAATAATGATAAAACCGTAGATGATACTACCGGTCTGAAAGAAAGGGCTGATAATACGCAGGCTGCTACGTCGGCCACGTTGGTACAAAAAGGGGCTGATGTGCTGGATGCGGCCAAAAAATCATATGGCCAATATTCGCACTGGCGTCGTATTGTACAGTCTAATGATTTGAAAGACCTGGCAATTAATAATATTAGTAAGCTGCGCAAGTTGGTGATTAAAAATTGATTATCAAACACAATGGTACAGATATATCCAAGTTGGTAAAGAAAACCACATGGTCTGGCGCACGGCTGCAGGTTGCCAGAAAGCTTATATTTGATTATGTGCAGGATGCGCGGGATCCTAATTTGCCGAATTACGTAGTCAACAACGGAGAAACCGTTTATGGATATGATGAAGACGGAAATCTTCAATTTCAAGGCAATGTATTTTCCATTGAAAAAAATACGCAGGAATCCAATATTACGGTCACTGCGTATGACAATTTGTTTATTCTTTGCCGGTCTAAGACTACGCGTAAATTCACGAATATGACGCCGGAAGCAATTACCCAGGCTGTTTGTGCGGAAATGGGCGTTAAGACCGGCACCATAATTGAAACAGGTAAACAGGTCAGTTTTATTGCTGCTGAAAAGACTGGATACCAGATTATTATGCGGGCCTATACGGATGCGGCCAAACAAATAAATAATGCAAAGGCCAATGCCAATGATCCAGATGTACTGTATCATTTGGTCATGAATGGCGATCAGCTGGACGTGATCCAAAAAGGCACGCTGATTGAAAGCTTTACAGCAGATCAGTATCTCAATATCGAAAATAGCCAGTATAAAGAAAGCATTGAAAACCTTGTTGATGTGATTATGATTACTGACGAGCAAGGTAACGTAACAGGGATATCAGTCCAATGAAGACTGGATAAAGAAATATAGCATGATACAGGATGTTTATAAATCCAGTCCCAAAGCCAATACGCAGGAAAAAGTCAAAGCGATGCTGAAAGGGCCGGACCGCACTGGAACGATAGATGTTTTAGGAGATTATCGTGTAAAATCGTCGTATTCCATTCCCATCAAGGATATTCAGACTGAGCTTACCGGGCAATTTTGGGTAAAATCGGATTCGCATACCTTTGAAAATGGGATGCACTTCATGCGGCTGGAAATTGAATTTGAAAATCTGATGAATGAAGTAGAATGGAGCGACAGTAAGGGAATAGGGAAAGGCAAGCTGCCAGTAAGCAAAGGCCTTACTGCTGGATATAAGGCTTGGGGCGGCGTAACCATGGACAACGGTCAAAATGGCTGTGCGGAAGCTGTTGGCAAAGTGGGGAGTTACTACAGCCCGTTTTTGGCACAAGAAGCCAATGCGGGTGTGACCGGCGTTCCTACGATGGTAAGCGATGCGCAAGACAGCGGTATTGCCGTAGAATCATTTGATCCCGGTAATTTGCAAAAAGGAGACTGCATTGTCTACGGGGATAACGATCATGTTGTTATCTATGATGGTTCCGGCGGATATTACGGCAATAGCAGTAGTGCTAATCATGTTGTTCACAGCCATGATTATACGGACGTGGGCATGACACCGACTAAGATTATCAAAACAAGCAGGGGATGATCCATAATGGGAACGAAAAACATACCAACCGCAGCACAATCTATGGCAAAGATGGTTCATACCATTCACGGAATAGCGCAGGAAGAACGACCACAGGGCACTATGATTGGCATTGTGACAGCCCCACCACCGGATATCAAAGTAATGGTGAATAATATCGAACTTACCAAAGAAGATGTCTATATTTCTGAATATTTGCTTATTGGATATCAACGTACAGGAAAAGGGCACATTGTTAGCGCCACGCAAAACCGCAGCGGCGGCAATGGCGATGCGGCGTATGAAAGTCATAATCATGATATCGACAATGATTATACCGATACGATCATTTATACCGACACATTAAAAGTAGGTGACAGAGTAAGTGTAATCCCGGTATATGGGCAAGATGCACAGTTGTATATCATTGAGGATAAGGTGGTGAAGTTATGAGTGAGGAATTTCCTTTTGTGGGGACCGGTTCTGGCATGACGGATACAACGGCAACAGAAGATAATCTGTCAATGTGTCGGGAATATGCTTGGGATTTCGAGAAAAACTGTTTCCTATACAACGGGAATGGACAACATATCATGGTCGAGGGTGTGGAAGCCGTAAAAGTGTGGGTATATAAAGCTCTGCAAACGGAACGGTATCAATACCTTGCATATAGCTGGCAGTATGGCATTGAGGTAAAGCCGTTTATCGGTAAAGTCATGAGTGTGCAGGAGCGGTACAGCGAACTCAAGCGGATTATCATTGAGTGCTTAATGGTGAATCCATATATTACCAGCGTCGATTCGGTCGAATTTACGGCTACCGGTGACAAAGTGGTTTGTGAGGTAGATATTACGACCGTGTATGGGGAGGTGAACGTCAATGTATAGCGCCAGAGAACAGGCTGATATATTAGAAGAATTACAAAGCAAAAGTACGACGGCTGCCAGCAAATTTGAGGGAACGTTTGAATACGATATATTTTCATCAAACAGCATTGAATTTGCCAAAGCGGAAGTGGAGCTGGAGCAATTATACAAGGCGGCGTTTGCAGATACCAGCTGGGGTGATTATCTTACCATGCGGGCGGCTGAGGCGGGCATTATACGAAAATCAGCAGTTAGTGCAACGGGAACGGTTACAGTCAAAGGGAATGGAACGCTTCCTACGGGGAGTATTTTTGCAACACAGGCCGGGACACAATTCAAAACCCTATCCACCGTAACGATTGCGGGCAGTTTGAATGTCGCTGTACAGGCAGTGATTGCGGGAACAGATGGCAATGTTTCTGCCGGAGAAATCACTGCTATTCCGATGTCTATTCCTGGCATTACTAGTGTGACGAATGCAACCGCCATGCATGACGGTTACGACGAAGAAGATGATAGCAGCTTACTTAGTCGGTATCTGATACATGTGCGGACGCCTGGCACATCCGGAAATAAATATCACTATTTGGAATGGGCGACAAGCGTTTCAGGCGTGGGATCTGCTAAAGTGATCCCGTTATGGAATGGCCCTGGAACGGTTAAAGTTGTTATTGTCAACGATAACTATGAACAAGCTAGCGATACGTTAGTTCAAAGCGTTGCTGATTATATTGAAACAGTGCGCCCTATTGGGGCAACCGTTACCGTTGCCAGCGCTGCGCCCAAAGCCATTACTATATCCGTTTCTATTGATGGGACACTGAATGAATCGGCGTTTAAGGAAAATGTGAAAAATTACTTTATTACTATTGAAAAGAATATTATTAATTCGTCAGATACTGGCTACGTGTCTATTGCGAAAATTGGAGCGATTTTATTAAGTGATAATGGAGTAAACGATTATTCCAATTTAAAAATCAATAATGGGACAGCGAATATTGCATTGACGTCGGAAGAAATTGCCACTCTTGGGACGGTGACTATCTCATGACGTTTGAACTTTTGAGAACAACGCCGGTTAATGTACAGCGGTATTTGCCTGATTTTCTTGCAGAAGACCCCGTCTTTACACTGTTGCAAGGTGCTTTGTCCTGGGAGCATGAAAAACTTAGACTGGAAATTATTGATATGACAAAGCAATTATTTGCCAGCAGTGCCACTTGGGGGCTTGATGATTGGGAACGGGTCTATAATCTGTCTCCGGGAACGAATGATACGTATGAGTACAGACGGAATAAGTTACTGGAAAAAATACGCGGTGCCCGTACCAGTACCGTTGATGCGATGAATCAAATTGTACAAACGTACGGAGCGGGCTACGTTGAAGAACATAATGATCTATATTATTTCAACGTATATACAACTTGTAAAGATGCTGGTATGCTGCAGGAAATGCGAAAGCAAATTTTGACATCTAAGCCGGCTCATTTGGGAATGAATATTTACACCGGCTATAGTTGGAACGGGCATATTAATTTTGACGGCACCTACACCTATGGTTCCAGTAATACGGAATGGAGTGATGGATAATGAGCTATCTTAGTAAGTGGTTGAGCTTGTTCCCTAAGGTTATCGGGAATCAAACACGGCCAGAAGACGGAATTGATAATACTATTGAGTATAATACGGGCGGATTTCCGCAGCGGATGGCAAATGATCCGGTGCGGTATGACTTGGAAAATGCAATGGCCAGTCAGCTTTTTAGCAATGATGAGCGCCTAAAAGAAGATATCAATACATGTAAAAAGGAAGCCGATGACAATCTTGATACCGCAATAGTCGGTCATAACAAGGATGAGGCAGCACATAATGATATTCGTACTAAAATTGGTACTGACATAGGCACCCATAATAAAGACGCAACGGCCCATGAAGCTATTCGTACCAAGATCGGAACGGATATAGGCGCGCATAATAAGGACACTGCAGCGCATACCGATATCCGGCAGCTTGTTTCCGATACAGTACGGGTAACGACGACCGCCAATAAGCCGGCATCCATGATCGATAATGGCTTGTGGTGCGAAATTGTCAGTTGAGGTGAGGGTATATGTTAAAAACAATTAATAATTGCATCTATCATACCCGGGGTGATACGGGAACTGTTGCGTTTGCGCCTACAGTGGATGGTGTCCTGATAGAAAAATATACGGCAACGTTTACGGTGAAAAAAACGTTTGATGATGATGTTCCTGTATTGCAAAAAACTGTGGATGCCGGAATGGTCACGTTTGAGCATGACGATACTAATAAGTTGGCATATGGCACCTACGTATATGATATTGAAGTGCAATATACGGATGCATATGGCAAGGCACAAGTCAAAACGTTTGGACCGTATAACTACTATGTCAGGCCGGATGTAACGAGGTGAGTATATGTCAGACTTACAAGGAGATTTGAAAGAAACAGCTGCTTCTTTATCGGTTGCTATTATTTCCGGTGGTAGTGTAGACGCCAGCTTGGGAGCAGTTGCCAAGGGTGATAAAGGCGATAAGGGGGACAAAGGTGATACCGGCAATGTAGGAGCCGATGGGAAAAGCGCCTATGCGGTTGCCGTGGATCATGGATTTGTCGGCACGGAAGCAGAATGGCTGAAACGTATTGAAAATGTAAGACAAGTTCAATATGCTGACATTTATTCGTTTCCCAAAGTCGGCAATCCAGATATTGTCTATATCGCAACAAAGGAAAATGCAACGTACCGGTGGGACGATGATAGTTTGAAATATTATTGTGTCGGCCGGGATTTTAACGCTATTGAATATATTTCAGGAGGTAATGCAAATGGCTAATAATGCAGTAGTGGCAAGGTTGACAGCACGGGCTGATACAGCAGCTAATTTCGCAACGTCTAATTTGGTTCTGCTGGCAGCGGAATTTGCGTATGAGACAGACACTAAAAAACTTAAATTCGGAGATGGTGTCACGGTATATAGTTCGCTCCCTTATTTTACAGGATCCATTGAAAGCGCGCTGGCAAGTTGTATGAAGATATCGGACTATAAAGGCAGTGCGGATGGTGTTGTGAAGACTGCAGATAAACTGGCGACAGCACGGACGATTAACGGCGTATCCTTTGACGGTACGGGAAATATCACCATTTCTGATAGTGATAAGATTCCTACATCACAAAAAGGCGTGGCTAACGGTGTGGCCACATTGGACAGTTCCGGGCAGGTGCCATCCAGCCAACTGCCAAGTTATGTGGATGATATTATTGAGGGCTATTACTACAGCGGAAAATTTTATAAAGAATCAACACACGTCACGGTCATAACCGGTGAGGGCGGGAAAATTTATATTGATATCAGTTCGACAGCAGATGCAAAGGCTTGTGAATATCGGTGGAGTGGTACTGCCTATGTTTCCGTTTCTAATCCATTGGATATCGCCAGTCAAGCGGAAGCAACGGCGGGTACGGATAATACGAAAGCCATGACACCCTTGCGTACAGAACAGGCTATTACGGCCAAAGGATATATAACCTCTGACACGGCTGCAAGTACATATGAACCGAAGATTGCAACAAAGAATTCCGCATTTAATGCCAGTTTGGCAACCGTTATGCCGGCAACGGAAACAGTCGGCGATGCCGGAGCTATTGGTACCAGTGCTGCTGTTGCAAGAGCCGATCATAAACATCCGATGCCGGCTAGTATGCCTCCTAGCGGTTCAGCCGGAGGAGATTTGACGGGATCGTACCCGAATCCGACCATTGGTGCTGGCAAGGTGTCCACGACTAAAATTGCCGATGGATCCGTCACAGCGGCCAAAATTGCCGATGGCACTATCACCGATGCGAAAATGGCAGCTGCCAGTCTATCTACATCAAAATTATTTGTCCCATCCGGAGATGTCCTTATACTTGATGGTGGATCCGCCTCTACGTAGGAGGTATCGGTATGTCGATTATTCGAGTTAAAGGACGATTAGAAACGGCAACAGGAACGGCTGCAGAGTGGGCGGCAAGTACCAAGGTGCTTCTAAATGGCGAACTTGGGATAGAAACGGATACAAAGTATGTAAAATGCGGCGATGGAAGTACGGCATGGAATGATCTGGAATATATCCGGTGCCCGTCTGATGTGACTTGTTCCGTACAGGCATCGGCGGGATCGTCCGTGTGGATTGAAGTGCCGTGGGAAAACGTCTATATTGCCAATACATCTCCGACCGGAACTGACGTAAATGTCATAGAAATTACAACGTAGCAGACTTAAGCGGGTCAGCTTTTTTATATTTGAAAGGAGTACGTACTATGTCCGTATTAAAATCAATTTTCCATCGTTACAATAAAACTGCCAAAGATTATGATACCTTGCATCCGGAAACAGAACATGCCCAGGTAACAGATTTTGGGCAGGGCGTGATTGCACATCTTGCCAGCAATGTATTGACAAGTACGATCAGCAGTATTACGTCGGACAGCCTCATGGCCAAGCTGGTGAAGTTGGTCTTTAATGCCACGGGGGTACAGTACAATATCGCACAAAACGGGTATGTTAAATTTGGTGATTTATTTGGCGGCCTAATTATACAGTGGGGAAATGTTAATACCATAAATACAAATACTTTTTACAATTTCAACTTTCCGATTTCGTTTCGTATAATATATCATATCATGCATTTGTAACCCCCAGAATCGCAACTACCACTGGTACATATGCTTGGGTTGATTCAACCGCTAACTTATCATCCTTAAAAATTGCGCTTTATGGGAGTACAAATATTGGGGTAAGTGTGCTGACGATAGGATACTAATTCATTAATAGCCTGCGGAAATCCAAGCCACGCCAATATTGATATGGTTATAATTGATACATGCCTGTTGTGTCTGTTGCGCTTTTACGTATGTTGGGGAGTTGTTGGCGGCATCAATAGCTTGCGCTAATAAGCGATAGGAGGTATTACTATACGCCAATGGCAATGTGAACCACATATTGTCCGTTGCCGAGGTTGTTACGTAAATTCCCCACTGTTTAACATCCTGCGCTTATCCAGGTAAAGCCTACACCATTTCCACGTGTTGCTGTGGGAATAAATGCATTTAATTCAGAGATTTGACACCCAATCGCCGAGTTACCAGAACCTACATCGGAAGCTATAACAATGTATACATGAGTAGGGAATACTATTGGATAAAAAACAGTGGTTGGAGTTGTATTACTTCCCCACTGTTACTTTCCGACAACTATAAAACTGAATGTAGGGATTGAATTTGTTATTATGGCCCCTGATCCATTGATACCTCTTCCGCGTGCTTCCAACGTTGATAAATTAATGATTCTGGCTCCGATTACAGACTGTGTAAAATTTCCGCTATCAGTATAAAAGTCAGTACATACTGACCAGGCCCAATCAGTAAACGTAATCGGTAATATTTGTGCGACATGGTTATTAGTATCGCATGAAGCACTTTCCCCACTGTTTAATATCCAATTACAACGAGGTATCCCCATTGACTATCAACATTCCCAGAGCTGTATACTGTCCCTTGCGTAGTACTATTAATTGCAAATCCATATGTTACAACACTACTTCCCGAGTCGATTCCAGCGGCAGCTAGTGCTTCAGATGTAAAAGCGATGGGAAACGTAAATGTTCCTTTCCGAATTTGTCCCCACTGTTTACTTACATATGATCAAATAAAAAAATGGTCTCTTTACCTTATGAGAATTATCCGTTTGTAAAGATTTAAAAGTAGTTACGCTCATCGTTGTACCTGAAAACCAGTTTATATTTGTTGTATCATCCCCGGTACCACCAGCGGCACGAAATAATAAGGTATTAAAAGAGAGTGGAATACTGATATTATAATTTAAGACGGCCGTATCTGAATTTGATGAATCATATCCCCACTGTAGAAAATTTGCGACTCATATACAAAGAAAGGGATAAGCAGTATATTCTCAGCTATTTTATGAAAATGAGAAAGTGAAAAGACAGCCAAGTATGACAATAACTCCACAAAAAAAGTGAAAATATAGGTCAAATTGGCTGTCTTTGTTAGTATCTATTAGTAACACCATGAATATATAAAAAATAGGCATCAATAACAGGTATAAGCTCTTTTTACTAGTATCGTAATAGTAACATCATTTGAGCAGCATAATGGCTTTGCGGAGCTGTCTAAGGCCTTTGTGAGTATAGACGCGATCTGTCACGTCGCCGGTTGCATGGCCTAAGATACGGCGCTTGGCATTTTCATTGGCTCCCGCATTGTCCAATAAGGTTGCAACGGTATGCCGGCAGTCATGTGTTGTATGATTTGATGCGTTGATCAAGGACATCACATTGTCCCATACTGTAACATACCGGCTATAATTATAATTTTGCTTAGTAGTATCACAAATTAAATGTTGTCCTGGCATCGTCATACGCTGTTCGATAAGTGGTAAAATTCGGTCATGAATGGGGATGATACGCAATCCAGATTTGGTTTTGCTTTTGACAATCCGAATGTATCGTAAGCGCAAATTGACGTATTGTTTTTCAAGTTCTAATAATTCACCACATCGCATGCCGGTATAGAGAAGAATAAGTACGGTATCAACACCGGAAGTATCACAAATAGACCATAAACGGTTAATCTTTTGTCGGGTAAATGGCTTGTGCGGCCGCACCGGTTTATTGCGGCCAATATTGAGCAATGCCGCATAGTTTTTATTTGTATATTCAAGTTTAATCGCATATTTTGAGATTAAAGATATTAAGGAGCGGACTTTTTTACAACTACTGTAAGAGAGACCGCTTTTTCGCATGCCGTCCATGATCATCTGTAGGTGCTGATACTTGATGTCCGAATAGGACATGTAATGCAAGGTTTGGCAGTGACGGTATGCATTATGATAACTGTTCATTGCACTGGTTGATGGATTGTAATGTTCAATATGGGCCGGGAGCCAGCGATGATATAATTCTGCAAATGTAACTTTATGGCCTGGAAGGGAGCGATGATAATGGATTTTATTGTAATCTGCTTGATAAATTTCCGCGTCCACTTGGTTGGTAAAATATTCCACCGGTTTTTGTCGTCCGTTTTCAGACACGCAAAAAACAAACGGCCGCCGCCGGTTGCCGGATAATTTTTTGATGCTGCCGTAGCCGTTAGGCTTACGCATAGTATCACACACCTTTTTTATTTTAATTATACAGGAGATGGCGATATGAGTTTTGCAAGTAACGTTAAATATTATGTATGCGCGTTCGACAGCGCTGGGAAACGCATAGGATGCGATATATCCTCTTGCGGGCCGGATGACGGCAAAGCGGCAGATATAATAGCCAGTGCCAAAAATAAGTTTACGGACGCTACTGTGGTTGAGATTCTGACCGCGGATATTTACAATCAGTATCTTGCCGGATGTGTGCGGGATATGACAACCGGCAAGCCCGTTGAGTATGTAGCTCCAGAACCTACGGCAGCAGAAAAGAAAGCATCACAGGCGGCCGCGGTAGCTGCTAAGTACGAGCCACAGATTACAGATCTCAAGGATGCTTTGGCTACGGCCACATTGGCAGGAGATACAGACACCGTGACGGAATTACAAACGGAATACACAGCGTTAATGGCGGCATATACGGCGGAACTGGAGGCGCTCTAATGACCAGATGTAAATTTTGCGGTAAAAAGTTGGATGACGCCGGATATTGCACCAATGAAAAATGCCCGGAATCAATCCGGGCAAAAATTATGCAGGCGGCAGCGCAAGAAGAAGCGGATGAAAATACGACCACAACGGGGGAAGCTAAATGATTGAAGCGATCGTAAATTTTTTTCGAGGGATGGCCCCAGTCCATACAGAAATCGAATGGGGAACAGCCGTGTCAGTTGCGGGCACGGTATTTACTTTTTTGATTGGATGGAACAGCATTATCGAAGCCCTTGTTGTAGCCATGGTGATTGATTACATTACGGGAATATTGGCGGCCTACATCAATCCAAGCCTGGCACTAAACAGCCAAAAAGGATTTAAAGGCATTTGTAAAAAGATAGTCGTTTTATTATTAGTTACTCTGGCCCATGAATTAGATAAAGCCACAGGACAACCGGCGATGCAGTCGATTGTCGTGTGGTTTTTTATTGGGAACGAAGGCCTGTCTATCCTCGAAAATGCAGGAAAAGCCGGCCTTCCTATTCCGCAGAAATTACGGGATACGTTGGAGCAACTGGCGTGTGAGAAGAAGGGAGAACAAAAATAATGAAAGTATTTATTAATCCGGGGCATGATCTTGATTATGACAGCGGAGCTGTAAATCCGAATTCAGGTTTGCGGGAATGTGATGTTGCTGCCAGAGTAGGGAATCGTGTAAAAGGGTACTTGGAAGCGGCTGGCTGTGAAGTGCAGCTTTTGCAGAGTGACAATCTCTACTATGATAGTCAATATAATGATCGTCCTGTTGCTGTATGTGCAGAGGCAAATGATTGGCCAGCGGATGTGTTTGTCAGTCTGCATTGCAATGCAGCCAATACGCAGGCTCAAGGCACAGAAGTCGAATGCTATGACAGTAATGGTGCTGGAGGGCGGCTGGCACAGTGCATCCAGTCTCAAATTGTCAATAGCATTGGAACAGTTGATCGCGGCGTCAAAGAGATGCCGGGGCTGATTGTCCTCAAACATACAGATATGCCTGCGTGCCTTGTGGAAATGGCATTTATAGACAATGATGCCGATGCACAATTGCTGGTTGACCAAGAAGACGATTTTGCCCGTGCGATTGCCCGCGGCATTACTGACTATCAATGCACACTGTAATGCAATCTTGTGAATAAAAGCATCAGGAATAAGATTGGCCAAACACATTTTTTTATTATTTTATAAATTTTAGTGTATATTAAAGGAGAAACTTATCATGACAAAAGAAGAAATTTTGAACACCGTAGTAACAGAAGTAACCGCACTTGCTAAAGATCAGGTAGCGTCCTTGTTAGCTGGGTTGAGCGTAGACGAATTGACACCGTTGGTACAGGCGCAGATCAAGACCATTACGGATCCTCTGGAAGCAGAAATTAGCACGACATCCAGCGTGTGGGTGAAGATTAGGAATCGCTTGTATGTTACGGCAATCAACAACGCTGTGACTTCGATCGTGGCAAGTATTCAGTCCGGGTTGACTGAACTTACAAATACAAAAGAATAAATAGCGAATGAATATAAAACGGCCGGCGGGAAATTCCTGCCGGCTTATTTTTATATACGGAGGCGTGCCATGACGACAATTATAAATTTCATCAATACCCACAAAAAACAGATATCTTGTGTGACGATTATAGCCATTTTACTATGTGTGGGCATATACTTTTACCTGCAGCATGTCAAAACAGCGCAGGAAGCCGCACAGGTCATAAAATATGCAGATACCACAGATCAGGATAAGATCAAGAAAAATTTAGCTGTAGACAGTACTACGGCTGGGCAGATCGTCAAAGAAATTCAGTATATTCACGACGGGACAACGCCACCGACCGTTACGTATTATGTACAATCGCCAACAGTTGAAAAAGCTGCAGAACAAACTGCGGATGCGATTAATAAAAAAGACACTACTTTGCCTGCGGCGGCTACGGAAAAAACAGACCGTACTGTCGTGACGGCAAATACGGATCAGCAAAAAGTAGACGTGTATAAGATAAATCTTAATAAACAACATCAGATTAAGATGGGTATAGCTACAGCAGACAATCATACTTATGCAGTTGTTTCTTATCAAGCTGGAAGGTGGGAAGTTCCTATTATAACTCAAGGAAAAAACATTAAAGGTGGCAGCATATTATATACGGTTGCAAGATGGTGATTAAAATACAATAAAAAACAAGTTCTGTAATATGAAGACTTGTTTTTTATATATAATTATTTTTAGTGAATTTATAGTAATATTTATCTTATATGTTATAATTACTACATATATTATCGTTATTATATTATGTGTCGTATATGGAGTTATGCGTAAAAGGAAGGGGTAAAAGTATGGCTATAACTATTTCACCTTTAGATTTATTATTAGATAATGAGAATCCGCGTTTTGTTATTTTGGAAAATCGAGAACAAGCTAATATAAGAAAGTATTTAGTAGCATATGAAGATGTTTGTGATTTAGCTAATCAAATTAATGAATATGGCGGACTTTTTCCAGGAGAAAGAATTGTTGCTTTAAAACGTGATAACAATTATTTTGTTATAGAAGGTAATAGGAGAACTTGCTCTTTACAGTTACTATTGAATCGTCAACTTATACCAGATAAGTTTCAACATCGTATTCCTAACGTAACTCAAGAAGTAAAAGATCATTGTCAAACAATTGAGATTGATCTTGTTTCTAATCGTGAAGAAGCTATCGCATTAATGACCAAAAGGCATATTGAGGGGGTAAAACAATGGAAACCTTTTGCAAAAAAGCAATTTTTTGCTTCTAATTATGAAAAGGGACAGTCCATCAAAACTCTTTCACGTATTACAGGAATAGGGGGGCTATGAAGAAAAGTCTGTAAATAAGGTCTTCTATGATAGTTAATAAAGAGTTAATAAATCGTCATTTTGCTAGAACTATCATGCCAGTAATCTGTCAGGGTACATGATGACCAGTTCGCCTCTCACCTTTCCCCAATTCCGAAGCGGCATGGTCCATTTCTTGGCAGCTTCGAAAGTGGACAGGTACAACGCCTTGAGCAGAGCCTGTGAACTTGGGAAAACACTTCGCTGACGGTTTAAGCGGCGGTAAGAAGAATTTAAACTCTCAATGGCATTCGTAGTATAGAAAGCTGTACGAACGTCTATCGAAAATTTAAAGATCGGTGTTATGACATCCCAGTGATCATGCCACCGTTTCATGGCTGCTGGATACTGGGACGTCCATTTCTTATCTACTTCCTCTAACCGTCTGACAGCGTTTTTTTCGTCAGGAGCGGTATAGATCATCCGAAGATCTCTGGCAAAATTCTTCATGTCCTTATTGGCTACATATTTAAGGGTATTACGTACCATATGCACAATACAGCGCTGGTGTTCTGTTTTGGGGAAGGCTGCAACAATCGCTTCCTTAAGCCCTGTGAGTCCGTCCGAGCAGAGGATAAGAATATCCTGCACGCCACGGTTCTTAAGACCGTTCAGAACGCCCAGCCAGTATTTGCTGTTTTCATTTTCACCGACTTCAAGGGCGAGTACTTCTTTGTAGCCATCCTCATTAATGCCGAGCACAACATAGGCAGCCAACTTGCGGACAATATTATCATGACGTACCGAAAAATGAATGGCGTCAATAAAGATAATAGGATAGACGCTGGCAAGTGGCCGACACTGCCACTCTTCAATCTGGGGCAGGATTTTATCCGTGACATCCGATATGAAGCCCTCTGATGCATCAAACCCATAAATGTCCTCGATGGTTTCAGAAATTTGTTTGGTCGTCATCCCTTTGGCGTACATAGAAATTATTTTTTGGTCAATGGCAGAGATATCTTTCTGACGCTTCTTGACAACCTGTGGCTTGAATGAGGATTGCCGATCCTGCGGAACGTCAATCTGAAAGCTGCCATAACTGCTGTTCATTTGCTTTGGTTTATAACCGTTGCGGGCGTTCTCGCTGTCGGAGCGTTCCGATTTGCTATAGCCCAGGTGTTCATCCATTTCAGACTCCATCATCTCTTTGATGGTACCGCCAAGCAGATCCTTCAGGGCATCTTGGATGTCATTTGGTTTCTCGATGGTATACTCTTGGAAGAGCTGCTGGATAATAGCCCGCTTCCCATCGGTCATTTCAACCTTGTGAATCTCTTTCCGCTGTTTTGCCATGATAAAAAGTCCTCCTATGATTAGATTGTACCATAGAAGACCTTATGACTTCGAGTGGAAGTTTGTTTACAGAGATTTTTTCATAGGCTCGGAATAGGGGAAAGTAGTATAAAAACTGATATTAAAGATTATAAGTTTTTTTTGCTTGCATATCATAATTATTATAAAAATCATACAGACGTTGATCATAAAGAGTTAACTGAATTGAAAATTGATCCCTTTTTACGTATTTTCAAAGCAAAATTTGATTATCATGGTGAAAAGGCTCAACCAACAAATATTTTAAAAATATCTTATACTGATACATATGGTACTATTAGTAAGCTTCCTACTGATATCTTTTTGGAAATTATTCAGAAAGTTTTTGAATCTGCAGTTATTACTGAACAGATTAATACTCGAAATACGCTTTCAGATCTTCCAGAAGTAATTGAAATGCTTGACGTGGTAGCGCAATCTGATATCGTTCCAGGAGGCCCCACTTCAGGAGGCCCCACTCCAGGCGGCACCACTTCAGGTGGCACTACTTCAGGAGGCCCCACTCCAGGCGGCACTACTTCAGGTGGCACTACTTCAGGAGGCCCCACTCCAGGCGGCACTACTTCAGGTGGCACTACTTCAGACGGCCCCACTCCAGGTGGCACTACTTCAGGTGGCCCCACTTCAGGTGGCCCCACTTCAGGTGGCACTACTTCAGGTGGCCCCACTTCAGGTGGCCCCACTTCAGGCGGACCAGCTCCGTATGCTTTTTTTGAAGCATTAAATTGGGAGGGAAAATTATTACCTAGTAATAATAGACATCAAGGTCTTCTTACTGCCGTTGATGAGTTGCATAAATTATCAAAAATTAAATGTATGAATAAAAAAGCATATGAATGCTTTCCTGTTGCTACGGGTATGATTTTACGTACTGCATATGAAGAGGTACTACGTTTAAGGCTAGAGCAATTGAATAAGTGGAAGGATTTTATGCAGACCGTTCAAAAAAATAGATTTCCAACGTTAAAGGCAATGGAACAATTTGTAACTAAGAACGACCAAAACAAAATATTTGAAACACCTGAATTACTAAGTGCTATAAATAGTATTATTACTTATAGACATCGAGATTTTTTAAATGCTAATATTCATAACCCTGGGGCAATTAAAGTTTCACCAGATGCTCTTTCTGGAATGGCGCAAGCTGGGATGTTTACTTTAATTCAAGGGTTAATAAATTTACTTTGAAGGGTGGATGTAATATGTCTACATCTATTAATCCTCTACGATATCCAGGAGGAAAGCGATCACTAGTTAGCTATATAGATAATTTGATTGAGTATAATAATTTAAAAGGATGTCGATTTTATGAGCCATATGCAGGAAGTGCAGTGGTTGGGATTGAACTGCTTAAGAAAGGAATAATTAATACTTTGGTAATATGTGAAAAAGATATTTTAATATATGCTTTTTGGGAATGCGTTTTTAATCAAACGGAAGAGTTGTGTACACTGATTAAAAATACCCCAATTACCATTGATACTTGGAAAATGTTGGATCATTATCGACAAATAACAGAAATAACTGGACAATCAATAGTTGAGTTGGGATTTGCGGGTTTATTTTTTAATCGTACTAATTTTTCTGGAATTTTGAAGGCGAATCCTATTGGTGGAATACATCAAACATCTCAATATGCGATAGACTGCCGTTTTAATAAACAAAAAATTATTGAAATGATACGGCATATTAGTACATATCATAATCAAGTAGAAATTTACTGTGATGATGCGATAATATTTATGCGTGAACAACAAAATCATTTTTTACGGGACAATTGTTTTGCATATTTTGATCCACCTTATTATAAAAAAGGGGTAACAATATATCGGCATTTTTATAAAAATAGAGATCATATTAATCTTTGTAAATATGTAGAACAGGTTCATTATTTAAACTGGATTATTAGTTATGATGATGATCCTTTTATTTGTGCACTGTATGGTGATTCAGGTGTTCGATATCGTCCATTTTTTCTTGATTATTCATGTGCGAGTAAGATACGAACACAAGGGAAGGAACTGTTAATCTCAAATCTTCCTTTACCACCTTTCCCAGTTGCAAATATTGAGGCATTATAAATTCAAAATAAGAACAAATGTTTGCTTTGCGATAACTGTAGTGCTACAATAATAATAGACTAGTCAAAATCTATTATTACGAGGTGGTTGTACGAACGAACGATTTTTAAATCAGATTATTTATGGAGATTCTATTGAATTGCTGCAGCAGCTTGAAGATAATTCTGTGGATGCAGTTATCA